TCCGAAGTGGGATGTTCCAAGAGAGGTGAAGCCATGACCCCGGACGAAGTCGCGGAGGGTATGCACTCATTTATTTGTTCGTGCGGAGAAAAGAACTGTCCGAGAGTCGCCGCCGACCTGCGCTCGTATGGGGAGCAAGTTATCAACGATCTAGCTCTAGGTATTCGTGAAGATGAACTGACAGCAAAGATACGTGCCGAAGCCCGCGCGGAGGCCCTGGAAGAAGCGGCGAAGGTGGTAGACGTCAAGGCTCAGGAACGTCGCGATGTTTATGCGACGGGATTAGCTGAATGGTGCTCGTTATGCGAAGTAAGAGAGGCAATCCGTTGTTTGAAACACGCCACCCCTCCCGCGAGGTTGGGCGCATCGGGGCGGGGGAGTGAAATGTTAACACATGAACAAGCCGCAGAAAAATGCGCTGAGTTGCTAGCATCCTACGCAAATCACGATCATGGATATTGGTCATCTCCACCAGAAGTGCCGCGTTGCCCTGGCGTAAATTCAATAGATGAATGTGACTTCACGATGAATTTAAGAAGGCAATTCAAACGAGCTGTAAAAGCTTGGGAAATGACCGCCCCCTCCCACGAGGTTGGAAGATGAAAAGGAGGAGCGGGGATGATTGACATTTTTTGGAATCGACAGGATCGACGCTTTACATTCAACTGGTATACAGAAGAGCAAGAAGGAAACGACGGCCCTATTACAGAACAACTTTATGCGTTGTTAATGGGCTGGGCTTGACGAGGCAGGGGGGAGGAGCGGGGATGAAAATGATTGATAGATTGACGGTAAAAGTAGAGCCGTTGTGGGAATTTATGCCAGCATCTAAGGGTGTTCTTCGTCTACGTTTCAGAGTCGATGGGGATGGAGAGTCTATCGGATACGATCAAATTATCGATCAAAACGATTTGACTAAATCCGTCTTCGATCATATGTGGGAGTCGGCCAAAATGAAGATTGAAGAAGCCTTTGTAAAACGGCCTGACGAGGCGGGGGGAAGAGGATGAATCGGCTGGCGAAGGGGGAGAGATGATTGATATTGTGCTTTTTGGGCTGGTAGTCGTTCTGGGCTGGCTGGGGCCGCTTTACATGGCTTAAGTGGCTGTTTGGGCCTAGGCGACGTTCGGCATGAGATCGTGCATTCTAGGGCTGTTTACGGCCTTTGGCGAGGCATCTCGTAAGGGGGAGGGACATGTCTAGAAATCCTTATTTTGGTGAGAATCGCAAGAGGGCTAAGCGGGTGATGCTTCAGGACCGACGTGATATTCTGCGCATGAGGGGTGTGAATGACAGTTTGGATGCCGAATTTGGGAAGACGGGTGATTCTGTGGGGTATGTTCCGCATGTTTTCAGGTCTGGATATCGGTATGGCAAGCGCTTGACAAAAACGTGAAGTGGGAGTAAGATAGGCGCAAATGACGAAGCAGGAGTACGACAGCTTGGGCGCGGACAACAAACTGATAGTGCAGGTGCTGCTGGAGATGCTGCGGGAACTGAAATGGATTAACAGGCAGGTGGAGCAGATAGAGCAAGACGAGACTGTCAAAGTGCATGCCTCCTGAGCTATCGATAAATCCTATCACTGGTTTTCTAGACCGTAGCAACCCTAATTCAAATAGTGTGTTTGATAGCAATAAAAAGCTAAAATTCATTGAATTAGCGCAAGATATCAGCATTAAACAGGGAATAATCCCGAATATTAATACTCTCTGCCAATCGGTTGGAATCTCCCCGAATAGTTTTTATTTACACCAACGAACTGATTTAGCTTTTAAAGACGCATGGAATCAATGCTTATTGAACGTTGAAGCTAACATCCAGACGAAAATGGCAGAGTTTGCGTATCGTCCCGGCAACTACATGGACAGAGTAACGATTCTGCGGAGGATTGCGCCCGAGCGCTGGAACCCCGAGTACAAGGTCACGACGACGGTAGACCACAACTACAAGGCTGGGCTGGTGGACAAGCTCAATGCCATCGATGCGGAGATAACTGGCAGTGCTCTAGAAGTAGATACGAATCCAACAGGCAAACTAGTGAGCGGTGGATCCTCGACGGAAACGATGTAAGTTTCTGTAGGTTATCGGAACTGAATTGAGACGATGAAATCAAAACTAGCAGACGATAAATCCTCATGTCCTGTTAAAATTCCTGTCCCCCCACTCCCCCGTCTCTGTCAAGTACCGAAACTTGACGCGCAAAACAAAAAGGAGTTTTCCGATGCCGCTTAAATCCGGGTCATCGCAGAAAACCATCAGTGCCGAACTCACGCATAAGCGGTCGCACGGGGAAGGCGCGTAAGTGACGTTGACGGATCGAGAGATATTGGATGAGATTCGTTGGATGTTCAAGGAGATTGTGACGGAGTTACGGTTGATGAAAGCGAAGCGGAAGCGATGACGTTGCCTGCGGATCAGAAAGCTCTTGACGATAAACTCCGAGACGGATGCAAGAGGAGTTTGAAGTTTTTGTGTCGGGAAGTGTTAGGGTTTAAGGACTGGAGTAAGAATCCGAACCTGCACGACCGGATCCAGCGGTTTATGGAGAAGCCGACGAAGTTCAAGCTGATATTGATACCGAGGGATCATCTGAAGAGCACGATCATCACGAAGGGGTGGAGTATCCAGCAGATGTTGAGGAATCCGGACGTGAGGATATTGCTGGCGAACAACACGTGGGACAATGCGCGGAACTTTTTACAGAGTATAGAGAATTACTTGACGGCGAGTGTGCTGCCGAACTTATTTGGGAACTTTGTGAGTCCGAGGTGGAACAAGGATGACTGTGTGATCAGGCAGCGGAGAACGATCAGTGACGCTCCGACGGTAGCGACGACTGGGTTAGAGAAGGAGCAGACGAGTCAGCATTACGACATTATTATTGCGGATGATTTGGTGGCGAGGGAGAATGTTAAGACGAAGGAGCAGAGGGAAAAGGTGAAGGATTATATCGCCTCTCTGTACGCGCTTCTCGAGCCGAAGGGGACGATGGTGGTGGTGGGGACGCGGTGGAGTAAAGATGATGCGTATGAGGATTTGATTGAGGATGGGACATGGGACAAGCTGGTGATGGATTGTTACGATGGGGATCCATTGAAGGAGAAGGTGTTATTTCCGGAGAAGTTCACGACGGATAAGTTGAAGGATTTGCGGATGAAACTGAGGGCGAGTTTATTTTCGTGTTGGTACGAGAACAATCCGACGGCGAGGGAAGCGAGTGATTTTTCAGAGGAGTGGGTGAGGTATTACGATCCGACGACGAAGAACCCGATGAATTTGTATTTGAGTGTTGATCCGGCGAGCAGTTTGGGGAAGGACGCTGATTTCAGCGCGGGGACAGTGAGCGGTAAACTTCCGGATGGGCGGATCCGAGTAGTGGACTATTTCAAGAGGCGGTTGGTTCCGAGTGAGCTTGTGGACCAGATCTTTGAGACGGTGCGGAAATGGAGGGCTCTCGGACATTACGTTCGGGTGGGTGTTGAGGCGTTCACATTGAAGACGTTGAAGACGGACATCCAGAACAAGCAGCGGGCGGAGAAGTTTTATTTTCAAGTAGACGAGATCAAGAAGATGCGTGGTCCGAACGGGGAGAGAAGCGAAGTAAAACTCGCAAGAATCCGAGGGATGCAACCTCTTTTCGAGCAAGGGCTGATCGAGATTCGCAGTGACATGACGGACTTTGTGGACGAGCTCTTGACGTTTCCGAGGGGGAAGCATGACGATCTTATAGACAGTCTGAGTTTGGCTGTCGACAAGTTGCTTCCGAGCAGTGACATCACGACAATAAAAGAAGTTCAGGACGGGACGATGGGTGCGTTGATGAAGCGGATTGAGAATCGGATGTGCGGTACGGTGTATGAGGAATTCATGCGTGATTTGAACGCAGTCACTTGACAAGATTAAAAATTAGTGATAAACATGCTGTGAATTTAGAAATGCCTTAGCGGAGGCCGCTACCTCCATTAGGGCATTTCTCATTTTATGGCAAAACCTTCATCGACAGGCGGGACCGACAACGTCAGTGGCGACGATCGAAAGATTGGATCGGCTGAGAGTCCGAATTCAGATGAGAGTGAGAAATCGGAAGTCACGCAGTGGTTGAGTGCGATAAAGAAGGCGCAGGAGTGGCGAGACAGGACGGATGCTTTTCAGAATGCCAACCGATATGTTAACGAGTACAAGGGGAAATGGGAGTGGTTGGCGCAGACGATCAGTATTCCTCTTGTTCCTCTAAATTTAGTTTTTGCGTATGTCAAGACGGAGATAGCCCGCCTCTACTTTCACAATCCCTGGATTACCGTAAGTCCGAAGAAGACCGAAGACATTCCCGCCGCTAAAATTGCTGAGGTTGTAATCAACGACGTCTGGAAAAAGCTGAAGTTGAAGGTGCAGGGAAAACTCGCGCTTCGGGATGCTTTGCTTGTCGGTCACGGTTGGATCAAGGTGGGGTACACGATGGAGACCGGGACTGTTGAAAGCCGTCCTAAGGAAAAGAAAAAGCCTGGTCGTCCGAAGAAAGAGGACGTGTCGGTGGTGGATGTGAACACCACCATTAAATCGGAGTCGGCGTTTGCGTATCATGTGCCGTACAAGAATGTGGTATTTGATCCAGGGGCGACTTGGCCTGCGATGGAGACGGCGCGGTGGGTGGCGATCAAGTGGGAGAAACCGTTACGGGCGATCAAGGAGTCTTGGATTTACGATCACGCTGACGAGGTGAAACCGGACGGTGGCGATTCGATGAAGGAGCCGAACAAGGACACTTCGAACGTGACGAAGGCGACGGGGTGGGAGATTTACGATTTGGATCACATGAAGGTGGTGACGGTCAGTCCCGGATGCGCCTACAAGTTGCGGGAGATTGATTATCCCGACTACTTGAACGAGGAACTTCCGTTGGTGGAGTTTTCTTTTAATCCTGTTCCTGAAGAACCTTATGCGATGTCGGACATTGCGGCGCACGAGCCTCAGATCATTGAGTTGTCGAAGATGATGTGCATCATGATCAATCATTTGAAGCGGTGGAACCGGCAGATTTTCATGAAGCCGGGATTGATGACGGACGAGAACAAGACGAATTTCAAGAATGCGGCGGATGGGGCGATTATTGAGATACAAGGCGATCCGAGTAAGGACTTTTTTATTCCTCCTTATGCGCCTGTCCAGCAGGACATTTACGGGGTATGGAACCTGTGCATGGAGATGTGGAAGAACATCTGTGGTCAGGGGAGTATGGATCGAGGGGCTGAGGGGAAAGCGGCGACTCGGACGCTGGGTGAATTGCGGGCACAGCTAGAGGGCGGACGATCCCGAAGCGATGAAAAGCTTGACGTCATGGAAGATTCCCTTGGAGAGTTGGCCCGCAAACTTCTGTACATTTTACAGACGAAGTACGACTTGCCTAAATTGGCGCAGGTGGTAGGAAACAAGAACATCATGGATGCGTTGAAGTTGAGGCCTACGGTTCAGACGGGAAACGCACTGCAACCCGTTAGTGTGACGGGTGAGCAAGGTTTCACGTGGAACAAAGAAGACATTCAAGGGGAGTTAGAAGTGGATGTTTTGGCTGGGAGTACGGCTCCGTTGGATAAGGAATCGCAGATTGAACAATTTGAGAAGTTGATGCCGATTATGCCTGCCCTTGGGGTTGGTCCCGGATCTCCCCCTGCCAAAGCCTTTGGGCGGGAATTTATGCGATTGATAGGAATACCGTCTCTTGAAATGATCATGGACATGATTGATCAGATGCCTCCTCAACCGCCTCCGAAGATGATGGAGATTCAGGCGAAATTGAAAGCGAAACAAGCGGAGGTGCAGGCGAAGTTGCAGGGGAAACAGCAGGAATTGCAGATTAAGAAGCAGGAGAGTCAGATCAAGATGCAGGGGATGGCGGCGAAGACTCAGGCTGACATTATCAAAGCGAAGGTCGATGTTCAGAAGGCTCAACATTCGATGCAGAATGACGTATTGAAACAGCTTTTAGGATCTGTCCGAGGTCCGGCGGATAATGGTAACGGATGATTTGCCGGGCGTGTGGTAATGAGAATGCGTTTCGAGTGCGAACGGTTTTGGGGGACAATTATAATCCCTTGGATGAATGTGACAAATGCAGTGGTCGTGCGGCATTACCCATTTACGATTGCTACGTGCCGGTTGGGGGGATGCACTTTGAAGGGTTATCCCATCCGGACTATCCGGAATCCAGAGGCGGGACGTTTTGTCCCGATAAAGCGACGAAAGCGTACTACCTCAAGAAATACGGGCTGCAAGAAAGTGGAGATCGTAAGCACGGGACGAACAATTACGATCCTGTAGCGGCGCGTCATGCGAGGGAGAGTTTGAGAAAATGAATTTTGACGAGGAAAGATGGGATGCATGGTTTCCGAATGATTTAGAAGGACCCGCTGATGATGTGGTGGTCAGTGTGGATGAAGAAGAGGAGGAAGATTAAAATGAAAAACAGCACTAGCCCAACTCCGAAAGATGGACCTTTAAGTTCCAGTCTTGAAGGACAGATGCAGATTGAGCCGAAGATGACGTCTGCGAAGAGCATGAAAGCTGGATCGAAATGAATCCTTCTGATCTTCTCAAGCAGGCGAGAGGGTCAGGATACGGAAGAAATTCTCCGTCCAAAGAGGAGACGGGGGATCGTTCGTTTCCGATGACTCCCGAGGAATGTGAATCCATTGCGGAAGGACCTTGTGTGGCGCATGGAGAGCACAAGGATGGTCAGTTTCATGTTCAGTCAATTCAGGTTCAGGAGGAGAAATAAATGGCAGATGCAACCGTAGCACAGCCGGAAGCGGCCCCTACAGAAACAGCACCGGAGACGGCGGCTCCTGTAGATAATGCTGATCCGTTTGCTGTTGATGAATCGCAGTTTGTGTCGTTGACTCCCGAGCAGAGAGCGGCTCTTGATCCGGTGATGGCGAAGTGGAAAGAGAGTGCGAAATCTTATGCCCAAAAAGAACGGGAGTCTGAAGGAAAGAAGTACACAGAACACGTCAAGAAAGCGCAAGCTCTTGAGAAGTTGGTTGCTGATCCTCGTTTCGTAAAGTGGTATCAGGAGACGAACAATCCACAGACGACGGCGGCTCCACAGAGTATTGCGAGTGCTGAGGAATGGGCTCAAGCGTATCAGTCTTTATCGGCTGGCGATCCGATGCCTTTTGAGAAGTTGCAGACTAAACTGGTGATGTCGGTGGGAGGTCCACAACTTCAGCAGACGCAACAGCAGATGCGGATATTACAGTCTGAAAACGAGATGAACAAGTTGTGGGTATTGCATCCCGACGCTAAGGACTTGGATACCATCGGACGTGAGGATAATCCCGAGGCTCCGAGTCTGTTGCAGTTAGCGGCGCAATCGAACGTAAATCCACAGACGGGAATGGTGAATTGGGAAGCGGCATATACTCTAGCGAGTTCCGTGGCGAAAGCCATGGAGAATAAAGGAAAGCGTGACGCGATGGGAATTGTGACGGGAAAACAGAATTCGACGACGGAGAAACCGAGTGTGAATACGAGAGAAGAAGGCGTTCAGTATGTGGACACGATGGATGAGGCGATGAGCAAAAATATTGAAGCGCAGATGGACGGTCGAAAGGTCGTCTACCGAGTCAAGAAGTAGACATAGTCGTGATCGTGGTCGCCCACGATAATTAACTAAAAAGGAGAAATACCATGGCTGTAGCAGATACACTGTTTACCTATGGCACGGGAAACGTCACATCGCTTTTGGCGACCACGTTTTCGAATATGTCCACCGATTTGGCGGACAATATTTATAAAGCAATTCCCGCGCTTGCATGGCTGGCAATGAAGAAACGGGTCACCGCTGACGGTGGCGCGAGCATTCTGAGAAGTGTGATTTACGCGAAAAATTCGACGTTTTCATTCTATGCGTCGGACGATATGATTGACACCACCATTCAGGACGAGTTAACGACCGCCCAGTGGCAGTGGAAACAGGCCGCGACGTCTGTAGCAGTGACGGGCCGAATTGAAATGCAGAATATGGGGAAGAGCCAGATCATTGATATTGTCAAGGCTAAGACTCAGTCTGCGTTGTTGTCTCTCAAAGACGGTATCAACAAAGGTTTGTGGGCAAGTGGCCTGACAAATCAGACGCAAGTTGGAACGGCTGTGACGCCTCTGGCGACTCTGGTGAACAACACTGGGACTGTTGGTGATATTAACGGATCGACTTCGACGTGGTGGCAGTCCGTGGTTCAGGCCAGCGGAGGTTTCGCGGGCCGTGGATTGTCTGACATGCGTTCGGTCTGGAACCAGATCAACGTGAACAACCCCCAAGGTCCAGCGGATTTGGTCCTTTCGGATCGTCCGAGCTACGAAGCCTATGAGTCTGTCTTGGTTCCCGCCGTCCGTATTTCGGACGTGAGCATGGGAGACTTGGGATTCTCGAACTTGAAGTACAAGGAAGCGACATGGACGTTTGATTCAAACGCCATTTCAGGATACATTTTCCTGTTGAATTCGAATTCCTTGGAGTTAGTCCAGCACAAGAACAGGCTATTTTCGATCTCTGAATTCGGGAAACCGACCAATCAGGACTTGAGAGTGGCGCAGGTGTTCTGGGCTGGGGAGCTGACCACGAATAATCGTCGAAAGCATGGCCTCTTAACCGGGGTTACGGCATAAGGAGGTTTTATGGCAACGACTATAACGTCGAGAGGTAAAGCCTACTTGTGTCCCGGAATTGTGATGGAATATGGAGATTTCTCGTCTACAGATACGACAGCGGTGACGCTGACAGTTTCTGGCGGATATGTGATTTCCTTGATGATCTTTGATGCGAACGGAAATCTTTGTGGAAGTGCAGGGACGACGACAACGGCCCCTTCTTCTTCATTGACGACTACCGGGAGCTCAACGGCCATTACGATTACACCGGGAGGAGCTATTTCCAGTGGAAGATTTCTTTGTCTTCACGGAGGCTCTTAATTATTCTGGGCTCATAAAAATCTAACTTAAAGGAGAAAGAAATGCTTATTAAAGAATCGGCAGCGGGTGATGAAAGAATTTATCTCACCTACAAGAATGTAGAAGCCAGTTCTCTGACGACGGGCTATGCTGTAGCTTTAGCACAGGGAACGGCGGGTGTGTCATTTGACGGGACTCAGGCGTGTTTGGCGGGTACGGCGGCGTCAGGCCGTCAGACTGGCTGGATTGGAATTGCGGCTCGTGACATTGCTCCGAACGCTTACGGGATCGTTCAAGTGTACGGTCCAGTAAACTCGGTGTTTGTCTCGAACGTGGGAACGAGCGTTACATTGACTCCCGGCGATGCTTGCGTTCCAGCGGCTCTGTCAGGCGGTGTGTTCAGCGCGGTTCCTACGTGGTTGAACAGCGGTTTTGGCGTTATTATTGCGTCGAACTGTCTTCCGGCAGTTTCGGCTTCTGGATATATGTCTGGATTCATGAAGCATGGTCTATAAAACAGAACAATTCCTCGATCGGCATTTTGGGACCAAAAGTCCCAACTTGCCGACGAGGGTTGTCTGGTGTTCTCGGTGTTGTAAGCCTAGATCGATGAAGCAAATCGAGACGGGGATGTGTTGTGGTCATCAATTTCGCCCTGACAGAGAGAGTGCATGGAACTTCTTGCGAATACTGATCCGACTGTAAAACGCGTTTGCGTTGGGATCCCTCTAAAAGGGCACACTCCTCCTGAGAGTTACCACGACCGAATAATGATGGCGTATTACATGGGTGGAAAAGAAATTGAGCAGAAGGCGACGAAGGAAAATCCACGGTATGAATTTCTATGGTTAAGTGCGGGAGAGATCTTTATTCCCTATGCCAGAGAAATGTTAGCAGGAAAAGCTCTAGAGTGGGGAGCCGATTACTTATTCATGGTGGACGATGACATGATGTGTCCAGCAGACTTATTTTACAGATTGGTGAAACATGATGTTGACATTGTGGCTCCTCTAGCTTTTACTCGAAACCCTCCTCATCGTCCTGTTATGTTCTCGACGATAGAAGGGTTTGATCCTGTTACGAAGCGTCAATACTACATCAATAATCAGGTTAAGAATTATCCAAGGAATAAGTTGGTGGAATGTGATGCGGTTGGTTTTGGGGCGGTTTTGATCAAGACGGATGTATTCAAAAAGATACCAAAACCGTGGTTTTTCGGTATGCCTCAGACGGGAGAGGATGTTACGTTGTGTGTGAAGGCGAAGAAAGAAGGTTTCCGGGTGTACATGGACACAGGCACAAAACTGGGTCACTTGTCACACCCGGTAGTGATTACAGAAGAATACTCAGACAACTTCAACAAGATGAGTCAGGATGAGAAAAATAAGTTCTACGGGTTCTACACGAAGTATCAGGAGAAAGAAACTGTTAAACCCTAACGCCTTAATCGACATTATTATTCCGACTTTCAATAACCTCGGATACATTTATCCGTGTGTGGATTCGATTCTTAGCCATCAATCAACACCTGGGATATACAACATCATCATTGTTAATAATGGAGATAAGGGATCAATACCAGAGGCTGAGAACCCTGAGATTACGATCATTGAGTCTGGAAGTAACTTAGGGTGGGAAGGGGGTCTTAAAAAAGGGTTAGAAGTATCAAAGGCTCCCTATGTCATTCTTATGAATGATGATACCTACATACCTATTTCCAGTGTGTATTGGATGATTCAGATGTTGAGCCATTTTTCAGATCCAAAAGTAGCGGCGGTTGGTCCTAGCTCAAACTGTGTGATGGGTCCTCAGAATTGTTTTATTACGAGTAAAGGATTCTCGTCATTCGAGGTCAGTTTTCTCATTGGATTCTGCATGATGGTTAAGCGAAGTGCTTTAGAGGAAGTTGGTGGGGTTGATGACAGCCTTCCTTATCATGGGGATGACATTGATCTTTCCATACGGTTTCGGAAGGCTGGGTATAAGCTGATCTGTGACAAGAACGCTTTTGTATATCACCACGGGTTCAAGACAGGTGGACGTGAATTTGGATCTGCATGGAACTCCGTGGAGATGACAGAGAAGACCAACACACACCTGATCAAAAAGCACGGCCTGAAAGTGTTTTGGGATACGGTATCGAATCCTGTTCATCAGGGTCCCGGTACATATCCGACGGATACCGAAGGAGATGCCGTTAGGAAGTTCGCTACAGGAAAGATCCTTGAGTTAGGGTGTGGGGCTACGAAAACGGTCCCTGATGCTGTTGGAGTAGACATTATTCCGAAGGGAGAACAGATTCCAGGACTAGTTAAAACCTTTTCGATGGCGGACATTGTGGCGGACGTGTCGAAGAAACTTCCTGTAGAAAGTGAATCCTATGACACCGTTATTGCGAGGCATATCTTGGAACATATTCTTGATCCTATTCCGACGTTAAAGGAGTGGGGTCGTGTCATCAAGAAGGGCGGGACGTTGATCATTGCGGTCCCTGACCAGAACGTGCGTAACGGGATTCCAATGAACTATCAGCACGTTCACGGATACAATCCTGAGAGTATCAAGAGTTTGATGGAGACATTGGGCTGGCACACAATAGATATTGTGGATCCGAAGAACGGAATTTCACTGGTTGGAGCATTCGAAAAAAATGGACTTCTCTAAACCTCGCGTAGCCATTTATTATTACGTTCTTCCTTCTACAGGCATGAGGAATGATGGTCCTCCTCTATTTTTGCAAGGATCATTTCGAAGACTATTGAACGGAAAACAGGATTTTGGAGATGACTCCGGGAATGTCGTTCATTTATGGCCTCAACCAACACAGAAGGACTTTGGGAACTTTGATCTTCATGTTTGGGTTGACCATGGGGAAGACGCCCTAGGCGTTCCGACCGATTGGATTCCTCCATCTCCAAATGCTTATTGGGTGAGTGACGCTCACCTTGGATACGAATATCGGCTGAATATGGCGAAGAGATTCGATACCGTCTTCTGTTGTCAAAAACGAGCGATGGCTGAGTTCATCCGCGATGGGGTTCCTCCAGAGAAACTTTTCTTTCTCCCTCACGCGGTTGAACCAACGGCTTATTATCCTCATGACATCATTCAGAAGTGGGATTGGGCATTTGTTGGTTATTTGAACTGCACAGAACGTATTGAACTCTTGGATCGTTTTTGTAAAGAGTTTCCTAACTTCTATTTGGGATGGCGAAACGGCCAGGTTCCAGGCTACAATGTTTTAGAGGATGCCGCTAAGAAGTTCTCTCAGGCATTAATTATTCCCAATCATACTGTTAAAGATGATGCTCCTACGATGCGCTTTTTTGAGGCGATGGCCTGTAAACGTCTCTTTTTGACCAACGATTTGCCAACGATAGGAGACTTATTTGAAAACGGAAAACACCTCGTTACATACAAGACGATTGATGAAGCGACGGAGTTGTCCCGTGGACTATTGTTGGACAATGAGAGAAGAGAAGCTATTGCGGAAGCTGGCTACAAAGAAGTGATAGCGAAGCACACGTATGACCACCGTGCGCTGGAGATACTAAAGGTCTGCTGTAACTACACACCCCAGCCCAAGGAGGGCCTAGTTAAATGTTGATTCGCATCTGTTCTCACTTTCACAAGCAGAATAATCATGGGATCGATGAATTGATTCGTATAGACGGATTGCCGGATGACTTGATATTTCGTAGGGAAGAAGGAAAGGTTTTTCTGAGGGTTCCGTTTGAGAAGGATATTGATGCTAATATCCCCAAAGAAATTAGAGAACACTGCACTCCGATAGATATAACGGAGAATTTGCCTCGAGAAAAGAATGAAGCGACGGGTCAATGGCAGACTCCTTCGGACACCATCAGGATTCTTGGAGTGAAGCTTGATTTAGATTCGACTCCTGGAATGGAAACGTGGAAGAAACTTCAACGGATTCTTGAACGGGATACTCCGAGAGATCAGAAGGTCCCTTCTCCTGCGGTCGTGGCTCCAGACATGACTTCTCCATTCTTTTTGGAAGCAAAGGATATTCCGGTAGTGGTTTTGAGACAGGAAGTGGTTCAGCCTCAGATTGTGACTCATACGGTGGTGACAGTTCCTGTTGAGGTTCCTAAGATGGAAATTAAGACGGAAGAACCTCATAAGTTTGAGTGTGGGGTTTGTCACAAGAACTTTGGACAGCAGCGTGGGTTGTGGATGCATGAGAGGAAAACTCGGCATAAGGTAAAAGAACCTGTTGCCGCTTAGGAGGATTTATGGGTGGTTTTGGGATAGCGGAAGTTTCCTATTTTAAGAGGTTATCTTCGTCAGGAAATGTTGGAGATGCCGGAAAAGCGGTAGATCTTGTCGGGTACTCTATAAAGAGTGGTGGTACGGCGGCAGTTGTTTCATTCTTAAATGGTCAAGGGTTAACGGCTCCGTTGGCATGGGCGGATCAAGCCAGAGCAGTGAGTTCTGAACAGACCATTGGTTTGGCATACCGTGTGCGGTGCGATCAGGGGTGTTATGTGTCTTTTGATGCCAATACCACGGCGGTGACTGTTTTCTACCAGCAGATGTTGACATGAGGATAAGCCATGGCGGCTTTAACCTTTTCGACTCTTCAAACTCTGGTTTATGATCAGACGGGGCTTGTTTCTGCTAACGATTCGATTAGAGTTTCGAGCTGGCTAAATTTAATCCAACAGGACATTTGCGCCCGGTGGCCTTGGAACTTCCTTAGATCAAGAGAGACTATTGTTACTGTTCCTGACTACACGACAGGAACAGTCAGTATCAATTCTGGGAGTGCGACGGTAACAGGATCAGGAACCACTTTCGTTACGGGGCAGGGGAACGGACAGTATTACATTCAGTTTTCGGGGGCGAACGATTGGTATCTGTTAACGACGTACAATTCCGCTACGTCTTTGACGATCACTCCGACGTACACACCATCGACAAATCTTGTAAACGGGACGTACACGCTCCGTAAGTTTTTCTATAGCCTTTCCTCAAATTGCGACCGCATCTGCGACGTTAAGAACTGGAATACACCTCTAAAATTGGACGAGATGTTTCCTCGTGATGTTGATTTCGTTCAGCCCAATCCTCAATCCTCAAACACGTCCTATGGATTTATCCCGTATGGGTATGACTCTTCTAATAATGTGCAGATCATCCCCTATCCGTTTCCGTCGGACGCCCGCCTTTTCGAGATCAAGACGTTCAAACGACCAACAGACATGTCAAGTGCTGGAGACTTACCAACATTGCCAAACAAGTGGGCTCATGTGATTGTTTTTGGAGCTTGCGCTCTTGGTTTCATGTATTTAAGAAAGATGGATTTGGCAACGCAATGGGAAAACCTATTTGAAAAGAAGATTGAGGATATGATGGCTCAGGAGCGAACGAGTGAGGATAGTTCTCCTATTCTTCAGTCTATTGATTCAGGGGCT